TTGTCGATCAAATCTTTGAGGAATGTGCGGAGATTTTAGGAACTACTGACGAGAAAAGAGTTTACCGCAAAATCACGCAAGCAGTTCAGACCCTGATGGAATCTGGGCATTGGATGCAATCCACTGCGGACGTTGACGTTTGCACTGGTTGGGATGGTTGTACTATCGCTCTTCCCCGTGGAATAGACGTTCCCCTTGCGGTTAATGTAGATGGATCCCCAGTCTACTTCCGCAATCGTCTATTCCAATATCATGTCAATAAAGGTGGTAAATTCAACACTGTGGATTGGGCATGGGATGACCGAGGCTATGTTGCGACATTGATGCAAATCATCCAGCCCTCGCAGTTGGTTGCCATTGCTGAAAGCGAGAATGACGTAGGCAAGATCATTCGCGTTACTGGCACGGACTCCAACAATCGAGATCTTCGCAGTCAATTAAAAGACGGAACTGGCGTTGATGGTCTTCTCATTCCAATCCACTCGCAATCTGACTTTGCTTACGGAACAATCGCTCCAGACGATGCCACTATCCGCACCCGTGAGGTTGCTGTAACCCCGATTGGCAAGTTTACATCTACAACCCCTCACACACTTGATTCTGGGCAAGGAATGGCGATTACTCCGTTTTCTGGCACTATCCCAGTTCCACTTTCCAATGGTCAGGTCTATTACATTGGTGTTCTGGATGCGCTAACCATTCAAATTTACAACGATTCCCTCAACGCACAGGCAGGTAATTATCCGCTTTCCCTCCAAAGTATAGTAGGAGCAGGGCTATTGAAATTCCTTGATTCAAGGACTTCATTTGTCGTGACTGCTCTTCAATTCGCGTCTGCTCCTACTATCGAAATTACAACGGCAAATCCGCTTACATTCCCATCATCGTTAATTTATTCCGTTACAGGCACTGCATCGAATGACACAATTACTGCCGTAGATAATATCCTGCAAAATAACCAAGCAATAAAATTTACAGCACTGCTTGGCGGGTCTGGTTTAAATACCAGCACTCAATATTATGTTATTAACCGATCTGGAAACACATTTCAGGTTAGCACCTCTGTTGGTGGTTCTGCTGTTCTATTTACAACTGACCTTACAGGAGCAATATCAGCAACACATATGCTGCCTATTGGTTTGCGTTCTGGAGTTACTTACTTTGGAAATCTGCTAGATGCAACGCACCTGCAAGTCTTTAGTTCTATTTCTGACGCACAGTCAAATATCAACGAAATCCACACGACTGGATCAACAAATCCAATCAACGTCGATATCCGAAAGGAAATCGTACCAGAGACAAAGCTAGACTTTAATGTTCCTCACCTTCTAGGTCAAGGTGACCAAGTTCAAGCGTTTACTTCGGGTGGAACATTGCCTACACCATTGCTGGCAAATCAAAATTATTTTGTAAACATTATCGATTCGGATTCAGTATCAATTCATACAAATCAATCGGACGCATTAGGTTCTTCACCAACAAATTTTGTTAATCCAATTAAGTTAACATCTGCTGGAGTTGGCACAATTTCCCTTGTTAAATTAATTCCAGCATCAGCGGTTGCGGGAGAAGCAAGTCAAATAACCGCACCGGGACTCTCCATTCCTAACCCAAGTGGTCAGGATGCAGAATTCACCCCCGTAGTAGTCGGAAGTGTTATCTCTGTGAATTTAACCAACGTAGGATCAGGTTACACAAATGATAATATAACTGTTACTTTTCCACTTCCTCCAACCAAACCAACAGGAAGCACAATAATCACAAGGAGAGCAACTGGTTATGCAATTAGAAATAGCATTTCCTATCAGATTTCTTCTATTGTGATAACTGATTCAGGGTTTGGGTACATAGACACAGGGTCACCATTATCTATTACAATTACAGCACCTCCCGTTGCTGTGCCTAAAAACATAACAACTGTTCTTACGGACAATTTGATAAACGTCACAGTGACCACTAGCGGAAGTCACGGGTTTCGTACTGGAGACGAGGTTACAATCACGGGAGCAGATCCAGTTGAATACAATGGAGACTTCACAATCTCAGTAATTAGTTCCAACAAATTTACATACCAATTAAATAACCCTCTTGGAAATGAGGTGAGTATTGACACCCTAACCGCTTCAGGCGTAGGAAACATATTGGCAACCGCAACCACCATAGTAAATCACGGACTTCAAACCAATGACACTATTTACGTTAGTGGTGCTGCGGTAAAAGCATACAATGGAAACAAGGTTGTAACTGTTGTAGACGTAAACACATTCACATATGCGCTTCCCTCTGGAACAACAACTCCCGCAGGTGGAACTCCAATTTTATATACTTCGCCAGCAATACCAGACGATCCCTCTGTTCCAATAAAAGTTGTTTTAAAAGCAGGAATACCAGCAACGGCAAGCTGCACAATTGAAACTTCTGTTTTAGCTGGATTCACAAAAGTTGATGAGGGGTCTGGTTATTTGGTTGATCCACAGGTTGAAATTAAAGATGGTGGTGGAAGTGGTGCTACAGCAAGGGGAACTGTAGCTAATGGAAAAGTAACTTCCTTGACTGTTGTCACTAGCGGAACTGGATACACAAGCGTTCCAACGGCATTAATAACACCCTCAACTGGCGTATTTTTACAATTTTCTTCGACTGGATTGATGCCAACACCTTTAATTTCAGGAACTTCTTATAGAGCAGAAAAGCCACTCAATACATTAACAGGAAATTTTACTGTTAAAAATGCTGACTTTAGTAAAATAAACGTAACATCATCTCCAACGGGATCGTTTTATGTTGTTCTTTCACGCTCATTTTCGGTTGGATTCACGAACCAATGGTTAGGTGATTTCACAAACCTTTCCACGTATTCTGAAATTTACTGGGGAACGGATTATCTATTACCAACAACAAGTCCATCAATTGACGTAGGAACAACTCCATCCTATTTAGAAATCTTGTCAAGAACTGTTGCACGGGCTTATACTTCAACAATTTCCCCTGCTCAATTAATTAGCGTTACTGCTTTTGGAACTGGACAATCGTATTTTGCTAAACGCTTCGTTGTTTCTCCGTTGCCGTACAATAATCTAATCCAACCTTCCTCTGTGCAATTCTTGCAAGAAAACGAGACTGTTAAATTTGCTACAAGTGGAGTCATGCCATTGCCGTTGGTTGCTGGAACGGACTACCAAGTTAGGGTAATTGGGGATAGTGTTAATGTATACTCTGGAGGTGCGCTGGTTCCAATTACGACCCCCGGAACTGGTCAGTTGTCGCTCGATATCCAACGCACCTTTACGGCATCACCTTCTACAAGCATTGTCGCTGACGCTTCTTTGTACACCACTGGTCAATCCGTTACTGTACGAGCCAATTCTGGAGATGTGCTTCCTGTCGATTTGGTAGCAGGAACGACATACTTCATTCGTCGAATTGATAACGATGAGTTTGAACTTTATGCTACCAAAGCACAATCTCAAAACCTATCTAGCATTGTTGGAAGAAAAGAGTTTTCAACTAGTGGTCTATCCACGGACAGCAAATTCTTCGTTGATGCCATTGAGGATCCAATCCTAGTTAAGAGTGTTGCTAACATTCAAAAGCCACTCACAGACGGGTTTGTGAGCTTGTACGCTATGGACTACGGGCGCAGTAATGATCTAACTCTGATTGGTCAATATCACCCAACGGAGGTCAACCCGCAGTACCGCAGAATCCGCATTGGCAAACCATGCGCGTGGGTAAGAATTGCCTACAGGCTAAAACCTCCAGTTATCACGTCCAAGTACGATTTTATCCCAATTGAACACACACGCGCAATCATTTGCGGGGTTCACGCTTGCGACTTGGAAGACAAGGATTTTGCTGAACAATCACTGCGTTACTGGGGGTTTGCTTTAGCATATCTCAAGAACCAGCAAGAACACCAAGATGGTCATGCATTCGTTCCACCACAAATTAATTCTGAAACGTATGGTGATACATCTGATCCAGTAATGTTTTAATATGCAACATTGTATTTATTTTTTAAAACATCCATCAACGGATGAAATAAGATATGTTGGTAAAACAAATAATCCCAAAAGAAGGATTATTCAGCACCTTTATACAGCTAGACATAAAACCAGAAAATCTCATTGTTGTTGTTGGATTGGTTCTTTATTGAAGAACAATCAAAAGCCGAAAATGCAAATTATAAATTGGTTTAATTTAGAGGATGATTGCAATAATGCTGAAAAATTAATTATTGAAAATTTTAGGAATACTGGAATAAAATTAACAAATTTAACAGATGGGGGAGAAGGTCAAGTTGGAAGGGTGATGTCTGAAGAAACAAAAAACAAAATAAGAGAAACAATTTTAAAAAACGGAAGTTCATTGAAGGGAAAAAAAAAGTCTCCTGAAATTGGATTAAAGATTTCTTTAGCTAAGAAAGGAATTAAACTTTCAGAAGAACATAAAAAAAAGCTTTCTGATGCAAAAAAAGGAAGAACAATTCCTCTTGAAACAAGAATTAAAATGTCAATGACAGCAAAGACTAATGCATTAATTCCAGAAAATAGAAATGCTTTAATCTTGCGTCTTGAAAATTACAAATCACTTCTAGAATGAAAAGTGAAAACATTACAGCAGGAAGACTAAAAAAAGTCTCAACTGGGTGGGTGCAAGGGGTTAATTCCGTTCGCAACCCGTGGTCATTGCCAGAAAACCAATGCAAGTGGGGTGTAAATGTTAATGTCCGTGGTGGCATCATTCAAACGAGGCCGGGGCATAAAATGCAACTTTCCCTTCCCGCTGGTAATTTCCAAGGTGGTGTTCTCTTTTCTTCCAACAAACAAAAGGAATCGGCACTTACAATCGAACGGGATGGCGTGGTATCGACTACTCCAGCTAAAATCTTCGACGTGGATGGAAGTGGTGTCGTTGCAAGCGAGTTGTCCTACATGGTGTTTGCCGTGAATGGCAACGTCTACTACTCGCCATTCCCTCTGGTTCAGCCAAGCAACTGGGAGGATTTTCGTTTAAAAAACATCTCGATGTCACCAGACGTGGATCAATTCGTGTTTGCGCTTGCTACACGCTCCGCAAATCTATCGACTGGAACAGACGAGTTTGCTACTCCTGCACATCGGATTGTGATGATCCAAGATGGTATTTCATATCCATCTTTTTGGGATGGGTCTGATAAGGTAGGTGTTCAACTCTCCACAATTCCCGTAGGATACTGGATGGCATATAGCGGAAACAGAATGTGGATCGCTGATAAGAATATCGTGCTTGCATCCGATCTAGGTGATCCAACCTCTTTCAAAGAACGCACAACAGGAACATCCCGTGGAGATTTTAGTTTTTCTCGTCCCATCACTGGAATGACAAGTTATGTGGGTCAGGACACTTCGACAAGATTGATTGTATTTACTGATCGTTCTACATTTCAATTGAAATCAGGAGTTCTTGATCGTGAGCAGTGGGTCACAACTGAAAACTTCCAATCCACCCTTTACCCAACTGTTGGTTGCATTGCTGGAAAATCAATTGCCTTCCAAGCAGGTCAGATGTGGTGGTACGCGCAGGGGGGTCTAATGACAGGCGATATTGCAGCAACCTCCTACTTGTCCTCGCAGGTCTTGTTCAAGGACGTTGAAATGGCAAGGGCAAAGAGGCTTATGGCAGCGGATCCAACGAGGATTTGTGCCACGGGATTTGAAAACTATTTGCTTTACTCTATTCCATATCTTCAAACATTAAATTCAGACACCATGGTGCTAGATTATGCAACGGCATCAGAATGGGGTAGTGGAGAAAATAGGTTTCCAGCATGGGCTGGAGTTTGGACAGGAACACG